AAACCAGAGTTTTATGATGACTGAAAAATCAAAATCATTTATGGATTCTCCCGAATGGAAATATATCCAAGATAAAATAGAATTGTCTACTCTTCAATATGAAAAGGACTGTGATGAATATTGGGATAATTTATCCTATGATGATAAACTTAAAGCCTTTTATTCGGTCGTTAAACGTATAGTAAAAGGCGATATTGAAGAAAATCTTACTTATAGAGGTGTTCTCTATGAAGTTTTTGGATTTGGTATCGACGCTTATGTTATCGGCATGGAAGCTGGATATCTTTCCTTACATAACAGCATAATACCAAAAGACCAACAAGCAGAATATCGTGAGTGGTTTAATGAGAAACATAACTCAATTCAAAAGAAAGACAAATAACCACTTGACAACTTTTATAATACAGTTACAATAGAGAAAGTAAAGATAAAATGGATGAAGAAGAAAAAAAATTCATTCGTAACCTATTGGATATATGAATTGTAAAGAATGTGGTAGATATTTTGGTAAATCTTTATCAATAGATGAAATGAAAGATTGTCATAGTAATTGTATGATTATAAAATCATTAACTATATCTGCTTGAAAAGGTTAATAAATATTAACAGTTGATTTTTCTCCTGAATTTTATTATAATATATATTAGATGAATGGAATAACCCATTCATTTGTTTGACAACAGGAGAAAATATCATGACTAAGGGTCTACATATGGCTCTGTGTCTTGTTGCTATTTGTGCTGGATTAGCAGGATACGTGGCAGACACATGGCTTAATGTGGAGTTTGTTTCGTCTGATAAATCAGAACTTGGACCAGTGATTACTACAATTGTAATTGCTGTTTGTTCAGCACTTGGTTTATCTGTGAGTTCAATCGCATTCAAGAAAAAACAATATTCAACTGGAACATTATGTGCAGTTGGTCTTGTTTTTGCAATTCTATGGTCTGCTCCAGTAAGCATCTCTAGAATCAGTTCTGCAATTGATAACCAACAAGATATCATTCATTCTCATAATGAAAGGGTATCAAGGATTCAACAGGCATATAATGAAGTGAAAAAACTTCGTACTGAAGAATCTAAAAAAGGTGGTTGTGGAAAAAATTGTAGGTCATTACTCGAAAAAGAGAATGATCTATTTAATCAACTGGTTCAATCTGGTTCAACCAAGACTGCAAATGGTGGCGCAAATCGACTTGCATTTGTTCTACCATATATGGATGCACAAACAGTTACAAATCTCATACCATTCACTGCAGTAATAGCTCTTACTTGTTTGATGAATGGTCTACTTGCTTTTGGTGTTACAGGTCTTATGGAATGTACTCAAAAGAAAAAAGTAGAAATTGAGGTTCCTTCTATACAAGATAGTGATCCATGTCTTAGGATTCTAAAACGAAATCCTAATGTCTCTATCACACAACTTGCAAAACTTTCTGGAAACAGTGTTCCGTATGTATCACTAAAAATGAAAGATATGCAAAAGAAAGGACTTGTACAGAAAGCAAGAAAGGGGAGAAACGTTCGTGTTTCGTTGGTCTCATGATAAAAGTTACCAATCGGGGAAACTGAAAAAGGTTTCCCCTTTTTTTTATATTGACAAATTTAAAAATAATCACTATATTAGTATTGGACATTGTGTCCACATAATCTTGCTTTAAAAGGAGATTCATATGAATAGATCAAATTTAAATCCACTATTTCAAACCATGACTGTCGGATTCGAAGATATGGTAAGAAGAGTTCAAGAAATTCAAAATTCTACTCAAAAAACACTTCCAGTTTTTCCACCTTATAATATCAAAAAAATTGATGAAAATAAGTATTCAATTGAAATTGCATTGGCTGGATTTACTAAAAATGAAATTGAAGTTGAATTAAAAGATAATCAATTAACAATTTCAGGTAAAGTAAATTCAGATGAACCAGAAAATTTCTTATATAAAGGTATTGCAAATAGAGCATTCAAACGTTCATTTGAATTAGCTGATACAATCGAAATTCAAGAAACAAAACTCTTGAATGGTATGCTTAAAATTTTCTTGGAAAATATTATTCCAGAACATAAAAAACCCCAAAAAATTGACATTGAAGAATAGTTCTTAAATAAATAAGATTGCTATTCACAAGGAACTGGTGTGAAAGCTCCAGTTCCTTTTTTTGTTGGAGAAATGAATGTCACAGAACTTTTTTATTGTTAAAGATAATTTTGAATATGCTGGAGACCATTTGATTATTGATATATTTAATGGCAAAAATTTAGATAATGAAATCCATATACATAGCACTCTTCTTGAATGTGTAGAAGCAGCAGGAGCAACTTTATTACACATTGATACACATCAATTTGAATTAAATGGTGGTGTTTCTGGTGTTGCAGTTCTTGCAGAAAGTCATATCTCAATTCATACCTGGCCAGAAAAAAATTATGCTGCAATGGATATATTCATGTGTGGCAATTCTAAACCACAATTAACAATTCCTGTTATAAAAACAGCATTTAAAACTTGGGATGTTAAAGTAACACAACTCTGTAGAGGAAAAATAATGATTGACAGTTGATTATTTTCGGTGTATAGTAACAACAATTACAATACTCTGAGGTAATTTATGCATTTCTATACAAACGTAACACAAAGACGAAATCGTATCCTGGTATGTGGATATGAAAATGGTAAACGATATAAAAATGAAATAAAATATAAACCATACCTTTTTGTTCCATCAAAAAATAAATCGAAATATAAAACTATCCATGGTAAACCCGTGGATAAAATCACATTCAATTCAATCAATGAAGCAAAAGAATTCTACAAAAATTATGAAGATGTAGATAATTTTGAAATCTATGGACTCAATGATTTTCCATATGTCTACATCTATGATACATTTAGAAATATTAAGTATGATACAAATCAAATTAAAACTCTCGTAATTGATATCGAAGTATCAACCGCAGATGGTTATCCTGATATAGAATCAGCGGGATCAGAAATCACTGCAATTACTATGCTTTATGATGATATAACCTTCGTTCTCGGTTATAAGGATTTTGATACTAATGATTCAAATATCAAATATATTAAGTGTAAAGATGAAGTAGATCTATTACATAAGTTTATCAAAATTTGGTCTCATGATGTTTATCGTCCAGATGTCATTACTGGATGGAACGTGGAATTTTTTGATATCCCATATTGTGTCAATCGAATCGTAAAGATTTTAGGTGATGAATACGCAAAGAAATTATCACCTTGGGGTATTCTTGATCAAAAAACAGTTTCATTTATGGGTAGAGATAATCAATCCTTCAGTCCACTTGGTATTAGTGTATTAGATTATCTTCAATTATATAAGAAGTTTACTTATACACAACAAGAAACCTATAAACTTGATCATATTGCATTTATTGAATTGGGTGAACGTAAATTAGATTATTCTGATTATGGTTCATTGAATGCATTATATGAAAATGATCATCAAAAATTCATTGAATATAACATTCGAGATTGTGTTCTTGTAAAACGTCTTGATGATAAAATGAAACTATTGGATTTGGTTTATACAATTGCATATGATTCAGGTTGTAACTATAATGATTCATTAGCAACTGTTAAATCATGGGATGTAACTATTCACAATTATTTGATGGATCAGAATAAAGTTATTCCAAAGAAAGTTTATGAGAAAGCAAATAGAATACCAGCTGGAGGATTTGTTAAAGTTCCACAAACAGGAATGTTCGATTGGATAGTTTCCTTTGATTTAACATCACTTTATCCACATATCATCATGGGATATAATATTTCACCTGATACCTACAAATCTACAATTCAGGAAAAGTTTAATACACAACAACTATTAACGAATGGTATTAATAAGTATTATGATTATTTAGATAAGAACAATTTATCTTTTACTGCTAATTCTTGTACTTATACAAAGGAATTTCAGGGTTTTTTGCCAGCATTGATGGAGGAATTCTTTTTAAAACGTAAAGAGTACAAAACTAAAATGTTGGAATTGAAAAAGACCTATGAAGTAACAAAATCTAAGAAATTAGAATATGAAATATCTAAGTATGATAATCTTCAGATGGCATTAAAAATTCGTTTGAATTCAGCTTATGGTGCACTTGCAAATGAATATTTTAGATGGTTTGATTTAAAATATGCAGAATCAATTACATTATCAGGTCAATTAACTATTCAATGGGCTGAACACAAAATGAATCAATATATGAATAATCTATTAAAAACAGAAAATATTGATTATTGTATTGCATCTGATACTGATTCATTATATATGAACTTCAATGAAATTGTTCAAAAATCTGGTATGACAGATAAAAGTAAAATTGTGTCTCTATTAGATAAATTTTGTGAAGAAAAGGTTCAACCATACTTAGATAAGATTTTTGATGAACTTGCTGAACATATGAGAGCATATAAACAGATGATGTTTATGAAACGTGAAGGAATTTCTGATCGTGGTATATTCATTGCCAAAAAAAGATATATCTTAAATGTTCACAATAATGAAGGTGTTCAGTATGATGAACCAAAATTGAAAATGATGGGTATTGAAGCTGTTCGTTCATCAACACCATCATCATGTAGAGATTCAATTAAAAATGCATTAAAAATTATTCTACAAGGTAATGAAGATGATGCAATTGAATACATAGAAAATTTTCGAAATAAATTTAAAACATTATCCTTTGAAGAAATTTCTTTTCCAAGAGGAGTAAATAATCTTGACAAATATAGGGATTATGGTAATATCTATAAGAAAGGTACTCCAATTCATGTTCGTGGTGCCTTATTATTTAATCATCATTTGAAAAAACATAATTTGGAAAACAAATATGAAATGATTTTTGATAAGGAAAAAATTAAATTCTGTTACTTAAAATTACCAAATCCACTTCACGAAAATGTGATATCTGTTTCAAATAAGATTCCATCTGAATTCAATCTTGAATCATATATTGATTATGATTTACAATTTGAGAAATCTTTTCTTGATCCAATTAAAACGATACTTGATAAGATTGGATGGAAAACTGAAAAAACAAATAGTCTTAATGATTTTTTTATTTAGGAGAACTAAATGAGTTTAAAAGAACGATTGATCAAAAATTCAACAGTTAAAGAAACATCTACATTATCAAATTCCAAAATATTTGGTAAAAAGGATATGATTACTACACCTGTTCCAATGATTAATGTTGCATTATCAGGAACAATTGATGGTGGGTTTACTCCAGGATTAACAATGATTTCTGGTCCATCAAAACATTTCAAAACAGGTTTTACACTACTAATGGTGAAATCTTTTTTGAATAAGTATCCTGAAGGTGTGGTTCTATTTTATGATTCTGAATTTGGTTCACCACAAGATTATTTTGGTTCTTTTGAAATCGATACTGATTCTGTTGTTCATACACCAATTACTGATGTTGAGCAATTAAAATTTGATGTTATGAAACAATTAAATGAATTGCAACGTGAAGACCAAATCATGATTGTGATTGATTCAATTGGTAATTTGGCTTCTAAAAAAGAAGTTGATGATGCATTAAATGAAAAATCAGTTGCTGATATGTCTAGAGCAAAACAACTGAAATCTCTATTCAGAATGATTACACCACATCTAAGTCTTAAAGATATTCCAATGTGTGTCATTAATCATACCTATAAAGAAATTGGTCTCTTTCCAAAGGATATTGTTTCTGGTGGAACAGGTGCATATTACGCGGCAGATACTATCTGGATTCTTGGTCGTCAACAAGATAAAGATGGTTCTGATATTAAAGGTTATCATTTTGTAATCAATGTGGAAAAATCAAGATATGTTAAAGAAAAATCTAAAGTACCAATCTCTATCAGCTGGGAAGGTGGCATCAACAGATGGTCTGGTCTCCTCGAACTTGCATTGGAACATGGATCGGTTATTAAACCAAAACAAGGATGGTATTCAAAACCAGGAGAAGAAAAATCATATCGAGAAAAACAAATTATCAATGATAAAGAATTTTGGATTGATATTTTCAAAAATACTGACTTCAGTGATTTCATTCAAAAGAAATATCAAATAAGTTCAACAAGTAGTATGATGGATTATGATTAATGAATATTGATAACATTTTCGTTAACATTTTGGCTCATGATGAACTGAATGTTGATAATACTAATATACTTGATTTTTTGTGAAAAATTGCCAAATAATGATTCTGGAAGACA